ATGGCTCTAACCGATATACAGATCAAACGCGCAAAACCACAAGACAAACCATACACATTGAACGATGGACAAGGTCTGTCATTGCTTATCAATCCCGATGGCTCGAAAGGCTGGCGTTTCCGTTTCCGGTTTGCAGGGAAAGCGCGGTTAATGTCATTTGGCAGCTACGATTTAGTAAGCCTCGCAGAAGCACGTGAGAAGCGTGATATCGCCCGTAAGCAGGTTGCTAATGGCATTGACCCGGTAGAGGAACGCAAAGCTTTAAGACTCGCTCAAAAGCTATCAATAGAAAATTCTTTCGAAGCAATATGTCGAGAATGGCATACCAACAAAGCTGACCGCTGGACTGTAGCCTATCGAGAAGAAATCATTAAGACATTCGAGCAAGATGTCTTCCCGTTCATTGGTAAACGTCCTATCAGTGAAATCAAACCATTAGAACTGCTTGAAGTGTTGCGACGAATAGAGAAACGAGGAGCACTAGAGAAGACCAGAAAAGTGCGCCAAAGATGCGGTGAGGTCTTTCGTTATGCAATCATAACTGGCCGAGCTGAATACAACCCCGCACCTGATTTAGCTATCGCTCTGACCGTTCCTAAACAAAAACACCACCCATTTTTATCTGCCGAAGAGTTGCCTTATTTTATTCAAGATCTTGAAGCATACACCGGAAGCATCATCACTAAAAATGCGACAAAGATAGTCATGTTAACTGGCATAAGAACTCAGGAAATGCGCTTTGCCACATGGAATGAAGTAGACCTGGAAAAGGGTATATGGGAAATACCAGCAGAAAGAATGAAAATGCGTAGACCACACATTGTTCCCTTATCTACACAGGTAATTACCCTATTTAAACAACTCAAACCTATTACAGGACATTACCCATACATTTTTATTGGAAGGAACAATCGTAGCAAGCCGATCTCAAAAGAAAGTGTTTCACAGGTAATTGAGTTACTTGGCTACAAAGGCCGTGCTACAGGCCACGGTTTTCGACATACCATGTCGACAATATTGCACGAACAAGGGTTTGATAGCTCATGGATTGAAATGCAATTGGCACATGTTGATAAAAATAGTATTCGTGGAACATATAACCATGCTCAGTATTTAGAGAAAAGACGCTCTATGATGCAATGGTATAGTAATTATATCTATTCATTTTTCTGATAATAGACAAATGCCGCATAAGCGGCATTTCTTAATATAACGGAGTGCCAGATTATATTTTCTCGGATATAGCCTTACAAATACTTGCGTTCTTAAATAAAGTAGCAAGAAACTTATCCTTATAATTCTCTTCAATTTCCGACATCAATTTCTCAAGCATATCTGATGTGGTTTCATACCAATCAATTGAAGACATATCAAAATCAAAGTTATTTGCGATTTTATGTATCATCAACTTTCTAAAAACCAAAAATGCCAACATCCTATTCCCATGAACAAGAACACCATACTCTTTACCAGATTTTTTAGGTATGTTCGCAATCATTTCGCCAATTATTTCATCTATTTTTCGTAATGCAAATACCGTATTTCGTAAATAAATACCATTGGTTTGCGGGTTGAAAATTGTTTTATATGGCGCTTTATTAAGATTGTCATAGAATCGACCTATTTCTCTTTTCGCTTGAACTGCTAAACCCACCTGCGTAGACGCACAAGCCAATGCAATGGTCGCTTCAGATAAATCGATTATGCTAGCCGATGTCTTAACATTCTCACTCCTTACTATATTATACTCAATCCCCTCCAAGGATAGTTCTCTTTTTAACCGGATTTGCTCATCATCTAAGGAAACAAAGTCTCTGCTTTCGATTCTATTTTGACGGTTATTAGTTTTTGTCACATTTGCACCAAAGTCTTCTGGCGCACCTTCTAATGAAATCAATCGGATAGGTAAACGCAATTTAGCAAGATTTGCCCCTCCTTCTTGCGAATATTTACCAATTACGCTTACAGTCTGAGCACCATTAACAATGCTTATATTACTCGCTTTAAACGAACCAATATCTCTACTATTTCCACCAACCATCGATTTTTTTATAGATTCAGCAACAATAGTTATACCATTATTGTAATACCAAAAATTCTCAGGTTGTTCCTCAATTGTTCTCTTAACCTCATCATTAACTTCAGTAGCACCTAACATTTGCCTAATATTTTTGGCAAATAGTCTTTTCCCTTTTTTTAACCACCAATTTGCAACCTCCTCACCAGCTACAATCCCGAAAAAACCTTGATGTGGCTCTTCAATTTTTCCCCATTGTGAAAGACCGATTTCCAAATCGATTGGTTCCCCATCCATACCAGAGGCAAGACCACTATGAATTATCGCTTGATTCAGATGGTGGAAACTAACAACATCCTCACTGGTTCCATCACCGGCATCGTTTAATTCATTAAGAATTGAATCCATTACTTGTTGGTTATGTTTGCTTAGAGTATTCGCACCTGTGTGAATTAAAACAAGATCAAATTTTGTATCAAACTCACCCAAAGCTGTTTCAATCATCTGTTTTTTTAGATTTACTTTGTTATTAAATTTATCAAGCTCAAGATTAATGAGGTCTAATACACCATCTTTAAACTTCCTCAAATCACCATTATCAGGTTCTCCTGTTCCATCCTTTTTCCATTTAGATTGAACAATAATCATCCTCTTACTTGAAGGAGAATAATGAATTGCATCGATACCATTATCATCGGCACCATCAACAACTGCTGACGCAGCCTCATCTATCGAGGTATCTCCAATACAAAAAACAGCGTAAGCAGAAAGACAACGAGTCAATATTTTAGTTTGTATTTCTTTATCTTTATGATTGAGATCACTGTTATCAATTTTATCAGCAAATAATGCCTTAACTTTACTGCCAATTTGATTTACGTGAATAATGCTCATTTTTTATTTATCCTTCAAGAGGAGCACTGATAGGGGTAGTTGCATTCCTTTTTCTACGCGTTTTTAGCATCTGAATCAATCACTTTAGTTAAGTCTAACGCGCAGTGCTTTCCCCGCCTCGCCCGCCCGCTTTGCAGGGCGGTTTTAATGCAGTTGCACAGTCACGCTCAGGCTGCGCCGGGAATGGCGCGGTCTGCAGAAAATGAGGCAGGAAAACGCATGCAAAGCCATGCACCTTATCGATGCATGGCTTTTTTCAGTAAAAACGGGCGGATTTTCGGGGAATTTTACACAGACTGACGTGATGCCAGTTGCGCACTTTTACGCGAAAAAATCATGTTCTGCGCAGGAGTGAATTTTTCACGGCTGTCATCCACCGAAGCCGCGTCAGGCCTGAATCCGATGGCCGTTAAAATGTCGCTATCCTGTACGGAATAATTAATTTTTTCACCCTTCGCAAGCCAGGACAGAAGGGCTTCACGCAGGGCATCTGTGGCACGCTGTATGGCACAGTTTCGGGCAATGGCCGTCAGCTCACTGTAGCCCATCAGCTCCGGTGCCAGTGCCGCCGCCAGTGCTGTGCCGTGCTGCTGCATAAAATCATTCAGCCGGTCGCGGATGCTGATGTGCTGAACGGCTTCATGCGAACGAATATAACGACCGGCGGCCTGATTCACCTGCCATTTTCTGACTTCGATAATATTGCGTAATTCGTCCAGGCGACTGACGTTTCTGCCTTCTCCTGACAGAAGCCGCAGATATTCCTGTTCGGCCGCTGCCAGCTCATTTTTGCGTTGCAGCCATGCTGCTTTGTTATTCTGACAGGTGTCAAAGGCCTGCTGTAAGGCTGTGCTTTCCATCGTTATCTCTTTCTCATCATGCTGAAGAATAAAAATACGGTGTGCGGCGACGGCCGGTGTTAACCGGCAGCCCTCATTCCAGACGCAGCGAATATGATTGTGTTTTTAACCGTACTGGCGGCAGTTCCTGTTTTTCATGCAGGCGTTCTGCCAGTTCGTCCGGCGTGACCGGGCGGACAATGAAGCGGGTGATGGTCTGAAGCGTTTTAAACACCAGACCACAGCCCGGATCCGTGCACACATAAAAACGCTCGGTGACTTCCTGAGACAGACGTCGCGATGTTCTTGACAGTGCAAGGCCTTTACATCTCCGACAACAATATCCGGTAACAAGCATTCTTTTCGGGCGTTTCATACTGCCGGAGGCTGACGTCAGTGAATCGCGGTATCTCTGTTTGCCTGAAATGTATTCCATTCCTGAATCTTTACAGTCAGAGAAAAAGCTTTCACTCGCTTCAAATGTCGCAGAGCAATAAATATTCCGGCACTGTGCAATCATTATCTTGGTGCCATCGTCCATGAAATGTGCGCGACGGGTGTGAGCAACATGTCCACACGACGGGCAGTAAATCATGACAGCAGTCCTCTGGCCTTAAGCACTGCTCCCTGCTGGTCTATTTTGTCCTGCCACACCTTGCGCTGTGCCGGTGTGCCTGCCACCTCATAATCCATGTGCGGAAGTGTTGCCGCTGACAGTCCGGTCAGCCGGAGAACCGGCTCACCGGTGAGGCTGATTTGCATCTGTTTAATTTTCTGTTCCAGCGATGATTTCACCTGCTGCATGACAGCCTTTTCCGGTGCGACATAGCCCTGATGGCCGGTGGTGTTGGCGAGCGGATTTTCCTGTACCAGGATGCTCAGATGCATTGCCCGGACAAGCGCCTCACAGGTTTCATTCAGGGCGTGTTCCAGCTCATGCTCTGCATACAGACTCAGAAGATGATGATGTGCCTTCCGGTAGGCGGTGGCCGTGCTGTCACACGCCCCTTTCAGGCGTTCACGTTCAAAATTCAGCACCACGGCCAGATTGTCATATTCCTGTACCAGCTCCCGGCGTGCCACGCGCTCAATGTGGCGCTGTTTCAGCTCGTCGCTCAGGACACCACCGGCTGCACGAAAGGCCGTGCGCCAGTCGTCATCATCGTTTCCGTCGGCCTGCGTCAGCGCATTTTTTTCCTGCTCTGCCCGTTCAATGGCCGTGACGGTCTCATCCATCAGGCGGGCGTTCTCAAGATGAGCGACTCTGGCCTTTTCCAGTTGTGCCAGTGCGGGTTGCAGATATTCAGGGATGGTGTTGTCAGACATTTTCCGGCTCCTCGTCACTTCAGGTTAAGAAAATTGTGACGTACACCGGACAACAACACGACGCATTGCAGATGTGCCAGCCCTGACACAGGAGACTCATCCTCAGACCGGCAAGCCAGGAAAAGGTCGCAGGAAAAACCGGCTTACTGTTTGTTTTTTTATATTTTACTGTTCACCTCTGTTCACCATAAGAAAAAAGATAAGTAATACAATAAGTTAAAGGGTGAACAATCGCAGTAATGACTGTTCACCGTCTGTTCACCACTGTTCACCCGTTGATGGGCTTTTTGTGCTGTTTATTACTTTTTATTTTTATTAATTCACTGAAATAAATAAGAAAAAACAATTTGTATTTCACTATAATTTTTTCCAGCTCCTTCCAGAGCGTTTTAAAGCTATCTGGCGCTGATGTACAAAAAATGCACAGCCATTGTAAGGCTGCCGGAACAAATCCCCCCTGTTGCGTCTGCCAAAAATATTCACAAAATAAAGCGCTACCCGAAGCCGGACGGACTTATCCGGTGCTGTATGGACATTAACGAGGTAGCCCGATGCAAGCTGTTTTTTCTTCCCCGTCTCCCGCCCCTGTGACGCCACTGATGCCGCTGCCGGACATCACGCAGGAGCGTTTTTTACGTCTGCCGGAAGTGATGCACCTGTGCGGCCTGTCACGCTCGACCATCTATGAACTCATCCGTAAGGGGGAATTTCCGCCGCAGGTGAGTCTTGGCGGTAAAAATGTGGCCTGGCTGCACTCTGAAGTCACCGCATGGATGGCCGGACGCATTGCCGGACGCAAACGGGGGTACGACGCATGATGATGCCCGCTCTGCAAAAACTCCCTTTTTCTGGCTTGCCTTTTTCCGGCATTTGCGGATATAGTTTTTCCGCTGCCGCAAAATCGGCAGCCGGGCGTGAGAACCCGAGTATGTTATCGGCGACATATGACGCGCCATGCGTCTTTTTTTGTGTCGCAATCAACGCCACAGAGCACCAGATTATGGTGTGGCGTGTGGTTTGCCGTGCAGGTATGATCCTGTTCGCAATCGCATGTTATGCCACTGAGTCAATGGTAGCTCAGGCGGGGCAGCCTCCGGGCTGGCCGGTTTCCGATAACGCCGGTATTCTCACCCCCGTCTGGGCTATCGCCATCGAGCGTGAGAACTCCGGCGATAGCGTCATTTACGCTGTTATCGGAGGTTGCCTTATGGCTACGACCCTTACCCCCTCACACCCTGAATTTGTCTTTGTGTTTGCGGCTGTCCGTCGCGCAGACCGTCATCCCCGTATCTGTATGCTTCGCACCGTCGCCGGTGATGAACGCAGCGCCCGCCGTTCCCTTGTCCGTGACTATGTGCTCTCCCTTGCTGCCCGTCTGCCGGTGGTGGAGGTGTCCCGTGCGTAATAAAAAAGCCCCTCAGACCGTCTCAGCGCGTCATGACGCCCGTGAACACCTCAGCATTGAGGCTTACCATAAGCTCAACCGCGCCAGCGCCGTATCCCAGTTTGTTGGGGGTGATTTGATTCACCGTGAACTCTCCGGCCTGCATCAGCTCTACATTCCGCATATTTTCAGCTACCTGAATGAAGATATTGATTTTGTGCTGAATGAGCTGAAAGCCAAAGGCCTGTGCCGCGATTTTCTCGCCCAGCAGAAAGACCGGGGAGACAGGACGCATGTTTGATTTTCCCCAGCCCGGTGAGATTTACCGTTCTGCCGGTTTTCCCGATGTGGCCGTGGTCGGCATTCTGGAAGACGGTATTCCGTGGGAAATGCCGTACCGCTGCCCGGACATTGTCTGGAATCCGTACCGCCGTAAATTCAGTATCCTTGTGCGTATCCTCGCCGACGGGCGCACCACAGACATCCCGCTGGGGCGTTTTCTGCGGGAATTTACCTGTGACCGTCCTGACCTGTTTAAACGCAGCCCCGTAAACCGGCATGCGGTACTGAAAGAAATGGCCGGAGACCCGGAATTACAGAAATGGCGGGAGAAATATCTGGATATTTACCCGCAGGACCCTGTTCCGGTCAGCCGGGCGGCACCGGTGGCGCGGGAATGGCGGGAAATTCCCCGCACGGAGCCTGACCCGGAAATCACCCCGGATAACAGTTACCGCAATTATCTGTAATTAAAAAACGACACCCGAAAAATTAAATGTGCGTATTCGCGCAGGGATACGCACGTCTTCAGGAGAAGCAGATATGCCTTATCAGTTAATGCAACCGGCACGGAATGCAGTCATCTGTCACAGGGAGGAAAGCAAATGAAAACACCCTTACCGCCCGTCTTACGCGCTGCCCTTTACCGTCGCGCTGTCGCCTGTGCCTGGCTGACCGTGTGCGAACGTCAGCACCGCTACCCGCATCTTACCCTTGAGTCACTGGAGGCGGCCATCGCCGCTGAGCTGGAAGGCTTTTATCTGCGCCAGCACGGTGAGGAAAAAGGGCGTCAGATAGCCTGTGCCCTGCTGGAAGATTTAATGGAATCCGGCCCCCTGAAGGCCGCGCCGTCGCTGTCCTTTCTCGGGCTGGTTGTGATGGATGAACTCTGTGCCCGTCACATAAAAGCGCCGGTACTGCACTGAAGGAGAACAACACCATGAAAATGAACGTAACCGCCACCGTCAGCCATGCGCTCGGCCACTGGCCGCGTATTCTCCCGGCGCTGGGGATTCAGGTGCTTAAGAACCGTCATCAGCCCTGTCCGGTCTGTGGCGGGAGTGACCGCTTCCGTTTTGATGACAGGGAGGGGCGCGGCACCTGGTACTGCAATCAGTGTGGTGCCGGTGACGGCCTGAAACTGGTTGAAAAGGTGTTTGGTGTTTCCCCGTCCGACGCGGCCGCAAAGGTGGCTGCCGTGACCGGCAGCCTGCCCCCGGCTGACCCGGCAGTGACGGCCGCCGCCGGCGCTGAAACAGACGCTGCCCGGAAGAACGCCGCCGCACTGGCACAAACCCTGATGGCAAAAACCCGTCCCGGAACCGGTAACGCCTACCTGACCCGCAAGGGCTTTCCCGGCCGGGAATGCCGGATGCTGACCGGCACACACAGAGCCGGTGGCGTGAGCTGGTGCGCCGGTGACCTTGTGGTGCCACTGTATGACGACAGCGGCGAACTGGTTAACCTTCAGTTAATCAGTGCTGACGGCCGTAAGCGCACCCTGAAAGGCGGACAGGTCAGGGGCACCTGTCACACCCTTGAAGGACAGAATCAGGCCGGAAAACGTCTGTGGATAGCGGAGGGATACGCGACCGCACTTACCGTGCATCACCTGACCGGTGAAACGGTGATGGTGGCGCTTTCTTCCGTGAACCTCCTTTCTCTGGCCAGCCTTGCCCGGCAGAAGCATCCGGCCTGTCAGATTGTCCTTGCTGCTGACCGTGACCTCAGCGGTGACGGCCAGAAAAAAGCCGCCGCAGCCGCAGATGCGTGTGAAGGTGTTGTTGCCCTGCCGCCGGTCTTCGGTGACTGGAATGATGCCTTCACGCAGTACGGCGGGGAAGCCACCCGTAAGGCCATTTATGATGCCATCCGGCCACCGGCTGAAAGCCCGTTCGACACCATGAGCGAAGCGGAGTTTTCCGCCATGAGTACCAGCGAAAAGGCCATGCGTATCTATGAGCATTACGGCGAGGCGCTCGCGGTCGATGCCAACGGCCAGCTTCTGTCCCGCTATGAAAATGGTGTCTGGAAGGTACTGCCACCACAGGACTTTGCCCGGGATGTGGCCGGGCTGTTTCAGCGTCTGCGCGCGCCGTTCTCCTCCGGGAAAGTGGCCTCCGTGGTGGACACCCTGAAGCTGATTATTCCGCAGCAGGAAGCCCCCTCCCGCCGCCTGATTGGCTTTCGTAACGGCGTGCTCGACACGCAGAACGGCACGTTCCACCCGCACAGTCCGTCACACTGGATGCGCACCCTGTGCGATGTGGATTTCACCCCGCCGGTGGAAGGGGAAACGCTGGAAACCCACGCCCCCGCGTTCTGGCGCTGGCTTGACCGTGCCGCCGGTGGCCGTGCGGAAAAACGCGACGTGATTCTGGCCGCACTGTTTATGGTGCTGGCAAACCGCTACGACTGGCAGCTCTTTCTGGAGGTGACCGGTCCCGGCGGCAGCGGCAAAAGTATCATGGCCGAAATAGCCACCCTGCTGGCCGGGGAGGATAACGCCACGTCGGCCACCATCGAGACGCTGGAATCCCCGCGTGAACGTGCCGCGTTAACTGGCTTCTCACTGATACGCCTGCCGGACCAGGAAAAATGGAGCGGCGACGGAGCCGGACTCAAGGCCATCACCGGCGGCGATGCGGTGTCCGTTGACCCGAAATACCGGGATGCGTACTCCACGCACATCCCGGCGGTGATTCTGGCCGTGAACAATAACCCGATGCGCTTCACCGACCGCAGCGGCGGCGTGTCACGCCGGCGGGTGATTATTCACTTCCCGGAACAGATAGCCCCGCAGGAGCGCGACCCGCAGCTTAAGGACAAAATCACCCGCGAGCTGGCGGTCATCGTGCGTCACCTGATGCAGAAGTTCAGCGACCCGATGCTCGCCCGGTCACTGCTTCAGTCCCAGCAGAACTCAGACGAGGCACTGAACATCAAACGGGATGCCGACCCGATGTTTGATTTTATCGGCTATCTGGAAACCCTGCCGCAGACCAGCGGCATGTATATGGGGAACGCCAGTATCATCCCGCGTAATTACCGTAAATACCTCTATCACGCCTATCTGGCCTACATGGAGGCAAACGGCTACCGGAATGTACTCAGTCTGAAAATGTTCGGGCTGGGGCTGCCGGTGATGCTGAAGGAATACGGGCTGAATTACGAGAAGCGCCATACCAAACAGGGGATACAGACCAACCTGACGCTGAAAGAGGAAAGCTACGGCGACTGGCTGCCAAAATGTGACGACCCTGCGACAACCTGA